GAGCACTATATGTTACCATCAATGTTTGATTGTCCATTGTGAAGTTAGATTGGTAGTCAGCATCTAATTCTTTTTGCAAAATTCGCAAAATACGGTGTTCTGGTGTATTTGGAGATTTAAAGTCGTCTTCGCTCAATAAATTTTTTAATTTGATCATGTTATCCTAATAGTTTAATATAAATATATCAATTCCAAGAAATGCGTTTAAAAAATACTAAATCAATAATTCGATATCCAGAGTCATCTGTAAGTATAAATGAATTTTGGTATCTAGCCCAATCCAATTGGTATGTTTTATCTAGTACCCCATTGTTCACTGAACGTATTATCTCATTAAGTGCATTAACGGTATACAAGGTATTAGTTTCCTTTTTCCGGTGAATGCTTATTGTGTTTTGACCTCGTCGACCTAAATCCGTTGCATTATAAGTGCAATATAGGTTGTTTGGAACCTCTGCATTTGAAAATACAAATATTCGATGTTCTGGTATTTCATAATTGTGTTGAATATATTCAGCTACAATGTTTATGTCTGATTTATGTGCAAATGTGCAAAGTAATTGGGTTTTCAATTCATGTCCTTATCTTCTTCGGTGCCAACTTCGGTATCGTCTGGTGTAACAGTTTTTTCTATGATACGTACCTTTCCAGAATCAGATACAACATAACGAAGATCTTGTGTAACATTTATTCGAGTAGGTCGAAATACTATATATGTTACATCGGCAATAATAGTTTCAACAGCAGCTGCCATGTCTCGATCCAATTGGAATGGATCTCGTACATATTTTAATCGTCGTAATTCTGTATTAACATATGTTAAATTTTGACCTTGATCTCTAACGGGTCGAATTATAAATGATTCACCGGATGCGTCATCAAGTGGTTCAATTGACATTTCAATTGGTTCCTGATTTGGACCTCTTAAAATAACATTAGTATAACCTTTAATTTCGGATGACAACTTGTTTGCTTCTCGATAAAACATATCTAGGTAAGATTTGTCTTTCATTCCAAGATTTCCAGCTAAAATAACATAGCGTCGACTATCTAGATATCGTATTGCATCTAATAATGATTCTGGTAATAATTTATCTAAATCAAATTTAGGACTATCAATGCCTCGTAATTGTGATAATCGTTGAAACGTTGCAGTAATTTCATCCCAATATCGAAATCTCGTTACAGTTGCTTTTGTTCCTAGGCGAATCGATGCATTTGGTTTTTTTGGATTACTATAATCTTTTACTTCATATTTTTCGCCATTAACATTTAAATCATATGAAGTATTTCCACCTTGTATAAAAGAATCTCGAATTAGAACTGTTAACAGTACTTCACCTTTTCCTAGTCCAGGCGGGCGTATTTCAAACAATCGACCAGAGAGTCCAGATTTGAAATTAATTGTATTTAAAAGCTCTTCACTGATAGCTGTTTCTGAATATAATAAAGTTGCAAATTGCTGAGATTCTTCATATGACAAATTATTCAATACTTTCAAAGTAGGTAACTCAGCTTCAACTGGTAGTAAACTTAAAAATTTTGCTAGTTCCTGTTCCTTATCAACTTCTCGTACAGCTTTTGACAAAAATTGATTTTCTATGGATCCAATGTCAAGACCTTCATTAATATAATCTTTAACGTTGCCTTTAGCCCGGTCAACAATCTGACGAGCATATTCTGGTGTTACTTCCGCTGTTTCTAGAAGTACATTGTATAATAACTCGTAATCCTTAGAATTAGTAGGATATCCCTTTGGTAATCGATAACACCACTCAGTTAAAATTGAATCTATGTTCATATTGTAATAGTTTTCATTTTATTATAATTATTGCCAACTTGTATTTTCACCGGAAAGTTACCCGTTTCTATTGCTGATTTAATCCTCGGTATTATATCTTTTGCTTCGGTTGCCGGGACATCTAACAGTATGGAATCATATGTATACAATATTATACATGTTTCTGAATCTTGCAACAGAGTTTGAACTGCTTGCAATTTTTGCACAGACACCTCTGTTTCAGTGGCCTGCAAATAGTAATTAAATAGTTTGTTTGCTGTCATATTGTTTACTGAATCGGTTGTTATTCTTCTTTGCAATATTGGAGTTTTTACATGTTTCTTTGCTTTCCATTGTCTCCATAAATCGTAGATAAAATCATTCACTTTTTTAAAAAATGGAATTTCTAAAAATTCCTTGTCAATTCCGCCGTATAATAATCTAAATGTTATCTGTTTGCTTTGTTCATATTGATCAACAGTTAACTCAGTAACATCAAAATAAAACTTACCAAAATATTCATGCACTGAACCTGCAGGTAATGTGTAGCCAATCAATCTAGCAATCAATCTAACATGATATGCATCAAAATCCATCTCAACCAATGCACCTGACTCAAATCTAGTTACAAATGCTTCCCGGGTGCCATCTTCTTTGTTCATTGCCGCATAATTGAATCCTCGAAAGGCATTACTCGGTCGGCCGGTGGTTGTGTGATAATTATAATTTGTATAAACTTTGCTAGCTTTTACTAGGTCTGGTAATTTAAATGTATCGGTTACTTGTAGCCCTACTTTTTCAATCGCAGCAAACACCGCCGGGTATGTTGAATTAAACTGCAAATACGATGTAGATAGTTTTGAATTAACACACATTGGCCATGCATATTTTCTAATCTTCTGACACATTGCTAGATGCTGCATTAATGGTATCAAAGTGTTAACATTAGCTAATGCAGTATGTCGTCTCCAATAAAATTGATGAGCTGGGGTGTAATAATGAGTTTCATCATATGATTCATTATAAGTATACCACCATAATGTTTTTACATCCCATACGGCTGCGTTTCCACCCATCTGCAGCCATTGTTTTTTATCATATACAAAGATATCCGTTAGGTCTAAAAATTGTTGTAGCTCTTCGGAAAACCCGGTAATCTGTTCAGTATGTTGGATCGGAACAATTCGTTCTACTTGATCTTCAGTATACACATAGATGCAAGATATATTATTGACTGATGCATGGCATTGTGAATCTGCTAGTATCGGTACTAATAATATTTTGCGATTTTGTATATACTGAAATAATGCTTCTAATTCTAATTTAGTATCCACTATCATACACCAATATAATAAGGAAAACTTTTCAGGAATCCAAATTATGAATTAATGTCTTTTGGGATATTAAAATCTACGTCGGTATAGAATTCTATGAGATTGGTAAGATGATCAGAAATTGTAGGTATGGTTATACTGGCCTGAACTACTTGCCGTCCATTTTGAGTGTTTACGCCTAATGAAGTTATTCCATTAGATTCTACGTCCACAATATTACCAGTAATATACCATCTCATTTTTACGGCTGTATATGCAGTTGGATCTATAGTTTTGTTTTCCCAATTATGATAAGTTACGGCATCAATCTCCATAACATTCGAAGAATTAATTTTGCTGATGAAATATCGGAAAATATATCCTCGTTTTAAATCTCCTGGATTAATGTTAACGACGGCGGAATATGGTTCTTTATACTTTGGTAATATATTACGTTTTAATGCAGTATAAATTGGATCGCGATCTTGTTGTGGCCTAAACGGAATTAGTTTTTTAGATAATCGGTTATTCCAATCCCCGAGTGTATACAATTCATTAGTTATATAGCGATGATATGCCCCTTTGTACTCAACATTATCAGTAGTCATAAATTCACCACCACCAGTAAACAAGTTCTTGGTTATTTCATCGATCGTGTAATATAATTTGTTTCTCATATTAATCCAAGCTTGGTCTCATTATACATCTTACATTTGTTTGCCAGATACCATCATTTCCTACTGTATGCGTGATGCCTATAATACTAAATACCGTATTAACTTTGTATTTAAGTGGTAAAACGGCAAATGTTAATACATCTCCATACCGAAGTCCATTAATACCATCTATTGTAAACTCGGCACTGAAAGGAAATATTGGCGATGTTATTTGTTGAGATTTTCTAATATCACTTGTTGGAAATTTAATATATGTAGTTAACTGCTTGTACATATTTCGCTGTATCTCAGCAACCATTGGTGATTGACCTAATTTAGCACGTGTTTCTTTTAATTGTAAAACAGTATCGTCGTGTTTTTTCTTGTACTTAGCAGTAATCTCATTTATCTTTTCCGGATCTTTTGAATTATACATAAAGTTCATAAACGGTGCAATATCTTCTTCTGATACATCGTCCCCACTATTTAGTACATATGAGAGATTTTTTACATTTTCCGGTAATGTTGCTGATAGTTTAAAATCTCTAACTATAGTTCCATTTGCATGATTTGCTAGCATCGGAACTGAATATGGAATTACTTTTTTAATTCCACCGGCGCCATCTGGAGTTTTTAAACATTTAACATCAGTGAATAAAAGTTCAGTTTCTGCATTTGGATTGGTCATAAGACTCATATTAATAGCCCCGCCGGTTGCATACTTTATTTTAGAACTAATAACATTCATAAAATCTCGGAGTATAAATCCAGTAGTACCACTAGAAGTTAATCCTCCACTACGTGCTCCGGCAATTTCTTTTCCTAACAGTATATCTTCGATCATTGCTAGATTCAAAAATATACGGGATGGTTTTATTGCTAGAGCTTGTTGTGCCTCTTTAGTTGCATCGCCAGCACCATTACCGATTGCATCGCTATATCCGTGCCAATTGGATGGTACTTGATCTTTTATTTGTTTGTAATATGTTAACTCACCATATGTATTTGGACCGCCGCTATCTGCTGGTGTTCTAGGTAAAAACAACACTTCATTTGGTATACACGAAGTTAACTCGGAATAGTAGTTACTATTGCATTGTATATCATCACATTGTAATTTAGCGCCTAATACACTGCCTTTCATTTTGTCGATTACATTCACATTGATAAAGTGAACTAGGGCGCCTAATGTGATATAACGAGCAAATATAGATGATGTTTTATCAGCGGCTTCTAAATCGACGATGCTAGCAGTTGGACGTATTTCTTGTGGGGCAATGTAATTATATGGTATTGCTGGATTAGCTAATGATTGTGATAATGCTGTTGCATTTTGTTGACTAGTAATTACATTTGAAGCTGATGCTGCGGTATTTGCGGCTTCTAGTTGTAAATTTTCTTGTTTAACCCGTACTAAAGTATCATCATCAACTTGCTGTGGATATGTTTCACCATACAATATATATTGGTCTGTTGTGGTTACTAGACTTCCTGGATATGTAATTATCCCGGTTAATTTTTTTGTTTCTGCAGCTGGTCCGATTGCAGTATCAACAGTTTTATACAATGTTTCATAGAAACCATTGACTGGGGCAGTAGTTGTATTGGCGGTTGGGGCTGGTGGTGTACCAATTGGGGCATTGTAGTTAAATGTTGTTTTAGGGGCTTCTACTGGTTTTTGTTCAGTTTTAATCCACATTGATACATCGGTATATACATTGCTTGTTCCTGTTAATGAAATAGTAGCATCAACTGTTCCATTTGTTTGATATGAAAATTCAAAAGATGTAATTAACCCATAAAATTGATATGAATTCATTTTTCTTAGATTTTTCGATATAGTATCTAATGCCGTAGTTGTAGCGGGGTTGTATAGTTCTTTTAGTTTGTCTTGCGCTGGTATCATTGATTGCGATAACAACAGACCCGTTATAACAGCATCATCAGTTTGAGCTATTTCAATTTTTACTAGTCTGCCGGGACGTAACCATGTTTCTTCGATAGTATCTAGATCTCGTTGTGGATTTGGAATTGAAATAGCTACAGTCGCGCGGTTTAACAATCCCATGGAATGATCTCCAATTTGTACATCCATTGATGTTACATATGGTGCTATTCGATATGTTGCATCAGTTAATGGAGGATATTCTGCCGATGCATTCCCCGCAGCATCGAATACTATAGTAGTTGTATCATATCTATTTTCATTTAAATATCCATTCTCGCCGGTTGGTAAATAACGTCCTACTCGAACTCCATCACCGCCTAATACTCCTAGTTTTGTATCTGATATAATATAATTTGCATCATACGATGATGTTACATATGCAGTTATTTCTACATTTGATATTTTACCAATCATATGGTTTAAATCGGCATTAGATCGCCGAGCGCCAGCATTGCCGCGGGCATTTAACTCAGTTTCTAAATTAGCATCGATCTGTGAATAAAATATTTGACTCATCTTGCGTTGTTAACGTTGTTAATATATTGTAAAACATTGGTTTGTGATGGTATACGAATTCTGCTATTAGCAGGAACAATTAAAGTTCCTTTACCTATACCATTTGCTGATGCAATTAGCCACCACAATGTAGGTGTACCATAAAATGTATTAGATAATTTGTCAAGTCTATCCGGGGATGTAGTTTGTATGTATATATCATCGGCAGCAATTGGCATTACAGGCACTATAGTTGTTCCTAATACCGTTTTATTGGCTTTAGATTTTATTTTTTTAGATAGAGTGTATCGATTCATAATATAATGTCCTTACTATTTCGTAGTTGATCCACCAACTACTTCTTTCCCGGATTCAGTTCCAACTAGTTTACGTTGTTCTCTTGCACTTAATATATCACTGTTATCTTGCATATCACTTAACCAATTATTGCTTCCCAATGTCGCAGAGCCAGAACTATCAAATTCTTTAGCCAATGTGTAGAATTTACCATTTCGTTGTGGTAATGCATCTCCTACTACCGTGAATGCACATGATACTGTAACTTTGTGTGGTACTTGCATCATATCCATATCATCTTCAATATTAATTTCCCAAGTAGTATCAGTATCATGTAGTGTGTAACTTAATGATGTTAAGAATACTGGTTGCTGCGCAAATAGATCTCCTAATGTTAATCGCATCCATGGAGCTTGCATTGCAATACTCGTAGGATCATATGTTGGAGCAGTAAATCCTGCTAATGCATTCAGTTTGCGCCAAATTGGTCGAACTTCATCTCGATCGGTTGCATACACTGTAAAGTCTAAACTTAAGTCGCGGGAGAATCCAGTATAATGATAATTTGGATCAGCTCGGCCAATCATGTTTGCTGGAGTCCAATTGGCTGAAAATGAATCCGAAATACTATTTATGCTAGCGCGGAATACTATTATATCATCAGTTACTGAGTCAGCGGCGCCATTAAATAGTTTTGGCCCGGTCATAAAGAATTTTATAAAGTCTTGGGTAATGCCAGCTTTACTAAGAGCTGTTCCAACTGCGCCGGTGCCTCCGTATGTGCTAGGGTTCCATTGATATGCTTCAGCATAACTTCGTTTACCATAGTCAATTACACTGACACGGTCGCCGCGGAATGGTGTTAATTTTTCTAGTAAGTTTTTTGTTTTAGTCCAAGCACCTTTTCCCCCGTTTTCTTTAGCATCCCATTGTTGGGTTATATGGCTTCTGGAAGTAAAATCAGATCTAAGTGCATATGGATTACCATGGTCACCCCAACCAAATCCAGTCTTACCAACACCATTTAAATTGAAAATTGCATAGGCTCCTGCAGGTGATGCTGCGGCTGCAGCGTATACGACTGCTCGTTTACTTCGACCTCCGATAGCTGCAGCTGTACCGTCTAATCTAATATTAATCGAATTTGCAATGGTGCCTGATAATATTCTGCGGCTTCTAAAGTCACTTAATAGTACTCCAGGGAATGGTTTTAATTGATTTAATGGTAATGTAGAATATGTAGAATACGAATCTCCAATTACTGCTTGAGTAATCTGTGATATTTGTGGTACTCCAAGTCCTGATGCTGCTGACAATGCTGCAGCTCCTGTTAATTTAGCTAGTACGGTATCTCCGCTTACATTTGTAGATATAAAATTAGGATCGATGCGAATTAATTTAGTTGCAATTGATGGATCTAATAGTATACTATGATCTTGATGGCCTGGAGATTGATATGATATAGTTTGTAAAGCCAGTTTCTTTCGGGAGGCATCTAGATTTATTGTAGTATTAATATGTTCTAATGGCAATCCATCTGATGTTACATATGGCGTAAACTGCGATCCATTTACATTAGTACTAGAATAATACGTGTGAATTGATGGATTGCCCGGTGGCGCTTTATATGGTTTAAACTGCGAATCGTTTGGACTAGTATTATTACTCATTCGGTCTTTCTGTTATTATGAATAATATCCAGATAAATCTAGATTTCGTTGTTTATTAATTGCGTTAACTATCATGTTTCCGACTGCTAACATTGTATTTGCTAGAGCAGGATCATTTCCTGTTGGTAATGGGTGAGCCGGTGGCAATACTGTTTCACCCGAAGTTAACATAGCAGGATATGAATCATTTGGGAATCCACTCGGCACAGTTCCGCCTGATGCTAGTCTAGCTGGAGTTGCTGCAGTAGCTCCCATTTGTTGTACAACTAATGAATCTGCATTTATTAGTTTAGTACCTAATTCAACAACATTCATAAGTGCAGTTGCGCCTACCTGAGTATATTTTGCCGCTCCGACAGTTTTAGCAGTTCCTACTTGATCGGTATCAAATCCAACTGACTTGGCGCCCGACATCGCCGCCTTACTTGCTCCTTTAACTAACGAGGCTTGTTCTGGCGCGAACTTTTTTATCATTACATCTGTTAATTTTTCTAATGATTCAGCCATTCGTTCATCAGTGGTACGGGTATCTTCAGATTCTCTTAGTTTGTCTAATGTTTCTGAATTATACCCCATTGCTTTTGCGGCTAGCATTAGCTCTTCGCCAGTTTTATCAAATAGAGCGTCGCCACCTGGAAGACTTTCAAGAATAGATTTCTTTTGAAGTGCTCGAGCCAATGCAGCTTCATCCATACCTAGTAACTCTGACATTTGTTTACGCGCAAATAAATTAGTTTTTAATGTCTCGCCTTCGCTTTCTAACAATGTATTTAACGTGTTAGCCATTTTATTAGCATCGCCTTTTAAAGCAGCTTCACGATATGAATTAGTTAAACTTTTCCCGGAATTATCTACTAATCTCCGTCCACTTAATAATTGATATTCTAGTTCTTGTCCGATACTAGATTCAATATTTAATAAGTTATCCGCAGTATTTTTTAGGTCCGCCATTGTGAATCCTAAAGACTTTGCTTTAAGTACTGCTAATTCTAAGTTTCCAGGCATTCTACCAAACTGTAATTGCACATCTTCTGATGATTCTGCAATACCTTCTGATATCATTTTAAATGATCCTAATATGCCGGTACTGGATTCAATAGCTTTTGATAAATTATGTTGAGATACTAGTTGTTCCTCCACATTTTTACCATTTTGTGCGGCATATCCAATTTGTTTTTCTGCTTGTTCTGCCGTTAATCCCAATGTAGTTGTTAATACATCTTGTACTCGAAGCAAACCTTTATATCTTGCAGAGTCAGCAACTGTAACTTGATTTAATGTCGGCAACATTTTTTTAATGTTAACCGCATACTTTTGTGCTTGGATTCCGGTACTCCCTATTTGTTCTGCTACTGTTTGTAGTTTAGAACCTAGTTTAGCTGCACTAACACTGTTAATACCAAATGATTTATTAAGCTCATTATTTCGTAGTTCTAAATATAATGAAGATTTAGCAGCATCAGTGAAAGTGGTATTTAAGGTTTCCTGCATACTTACAAATGCAGATATACCCCTAACGGTTAATGATTGAGCGTCATATAATTTACCATACGCGTCAGTTAATGATGCTAATCCAGCAGCTCCAGCTGTGCCTCCAATTGGATCGACAGCCTGTCTCGAATGTCGAGTCAATGTTTTTAGATGTCGTATTAAATTATGTTGTTTGATTGAATCCATAGCTAGTATTACCTATATTTAATATAAATATTTATCTACTAGATTTACCCGAGTTCTTTTTTTGTTGAAGTTCATCCAGTTGTTTCTGTGTAGAAATCTCAGCATTATCATCTTTCGGTGATACAATTGCATTTACCCGAGTAGTCCAATATTTACGCAAGAATATCGGCATATTATATATAGTATCAAAATCCCAACGACCAGCACCATGCCAAATCAAATTGAATAATGCATCATGTAATCGTACTCGGTCTTCTGGTTTAAAACCAAAAAAGGTCTGTTCCAACGCGAAACAATGCCGTGAAAGTGCCCTTATCATCACTTTCAAATTCATAGTTAAAATCAAGGCCTGGCATATTGTCGTACATATATTTTCTGAATTTCTTGGCGTCTATAGATAAAAATTCATATCTGATAAATTGATCAATTGTTGCAGAATCTCGCTTACCATTAACTTCTCGTATTGCTAGTTTTAATTCGTCTGAAACTTTGCCAGTTGTAGTGTCAGTTAATGGCCATGTAAATTTAATAGATTGTGTATCTGATATTTTGTATGAAAATTCACCTAACTCATCTGATTCTAAATCAAATGGCCTATTTGTTAATGCATTTAAATTAACATTTCGTTCTAAAGATTCTTTGGTTTTTGGATCTACAACGATTACTGGGTAATCTGATCCGTATGCTAATATTCTAGCTTGAATGATTAATCCATCTTTATCAACCGTTGCTATTTCTGATACATTAACATCTGTGCATATAATAGCTTCAAGCAAACGATCGAATACTACGTTTTCTCTGATATAAGATGTATTTGTTAGAATATCTTCGTCATACGCAGTCATATGGCGCATTTCCAATTGGCCTGAACGCAATACGTGTGTACTAGGATAGATTTTGCCTTGACTTGCTAATTTTACAATTACCGTTGGTAATTTGCTTCGTTGTTGTGTTTCAAACTGAGATTTTGCGATGTTAATAATATTTTGATTATCAACTCGATCTGTTAAATGTGCCATGAATTCCTTATAACTTTATTATTTATTATAAATATATGTACAGTAAAAAAGGGGCTAAAATAGCCCCAATTCAATATATTTATTTAATTATTAGAATGACAATATAGCGTAATCGTAACGCAAAGTCATTTCAATCATTACTACTTCTTCTGATGACCAATCTAAGGATCCAAAATTAGAATCAACAATAAATGCACCATTCAAGATCCACTCTTCAATAACTTCACCTAATGGTGATAATTGCTTCAATCTAATTTCTTTTTTATAATATGAAGAATAACCATCACGACCTGTTGCTGATTCATGATGCAATCTAACCCATTCCATTACTGCAGCTGCTCCTGATGGTACAATTGCGTCATACAATGATACTGCGATTGTGTTCCATACAGATTTACCTTTAACATAGCGTTGAACATTGATATGATCTAATGTAATTTCACCATTTGACATCGATGGTTTTGCTGATGCTTTTATTAGGTATGCAGGAATACCATCTACAGACATTACGAATTGATGTCCTTTTTTTGGTTCCCAAATCTTAGATTCCCCAGTAAACAATTCTGAGTCTGTTAATGCGTTTGCTGCTAGAGCTGGGTCAATTTGATCTATTAATGCCATTTCATTATCCTTGTATTTTTATATAAATATTAGCAATGTAAAAAAGGTAGAACCGAAGCCCTACCTTTCCATGAAATTAATTTGTTTTATTATACTGCAAATGATGCACCTGTCGGTTGTATATTAAAATCCAGAATAATAAATTCTGCCGTACGAGTTGGTTGCAAAAATATTTGACCATACAAGATATTTTGATCTACCAAGTCAGCTGTATTATTTGTGCCGTCCATAACTACTCGGAATGCCGTTAAACCTTGCTGAGATTTTACTTGATCTAAATATGGATTAACTATTGACAAGAATCGGTCACGTGTCTGTGTGGTATTTTGTTCGAATACTAAGTACTTGGTAGAAGATGCAATAAATTTCTTCACTGTAATTAGCAATCTGCGCACATTAACACGATCTAATGCACTTGGTCGAGCTTGCAAAGTCTTTTGACCCCAAATCACTATTCCATCGTTAGGGAAGTTTGCAATAGGGTTAACACGAGCTGTATACAATGTATCTCGGTTAGCTTGTGATAAGTTTGAATATGTTCCGGTAACTGCAGATAAACCTCCACGAGTCAAACCAGCTGGTGCAAACCATGAAGCTCCAATTGCATCATTCAATGCCAATGCTCCTGGTACTACTACTGATGGCGGAACCCAAAGTGGAGCGCCTGTGCTAGGATTGTTAATACGAACCCAAGGCCAATAAGCAGCAACATAACTGTTATCTAATGCCGTAACACTCGTTACAACCGTATTTAATGGATCAGTCAATGCATTTGTGTCCATCACATAGAATGTGTCTTGACGTTGCTGTGATAAATTTCTTGCGGCAGAAGTTACTGCTGAGTGCAAGCTATCAATGATACCTGGCGTTATCAACAAATTCATGTCATAGTAATCAGTGTTAGACAACAATGAGAATGCTTTATTATACGCTAATGTACCGGTGCTAGTCGATGTGCTACAATCAAATCCGAATGTATTTCCTTGACTAATGTTTGCCCCGGAATATTTAGGTAGGTTTGGTCTAGCTCCATCAAATCCGCCTTGCAATGGTACCATAAATTTACGAGTAGCAAATGCAATATTATCAGTGAATGTTTGAGTAGTTAGAGCTGTTTCCAAAGAACCAGAATAAGCAGTTGTCGGTGTTGGGAATCCAGCAGCCGCATCTTGAAGCATATTTCCTAGATAGAAATCAACACTACTTCCGGTGTTAGAACCAGATGTTGGTAATGGTGCTAAATAGTTTAGGTTGTTTATGTTTGTGTAATCGAATCCGAAATAGTTGTTACTGTTAAATGTACCAACTACTTGGGATGTTTGATATGCAGTTGCCGCCAAGTTAACACTTCCTGATGCCATTGGAATCGGACTAGATGCAGCACGGAATCCAAATGGTACCAAAGTTTTATCATTAGTCTTATTAGAAACTGCTGGAGTTACTTGCACACGAATAAAATTGGATATGTTTGGATAATCGCCATTAATAATAATATCGCCTGCATCAGTAACGGTTTGATAACGGTCACCAATTAAACGACTAATGTATCTTGGAGAATCTGGATCTAAATTACAATTTAAATAAGTTTCTGCAATATCCGGTACCGGATCTGTGTCTTGTGAGCTATATGGTGATAATGGTAAATTACTAGTGTTTACACGTCTCACTTCAACGGTGAAGGTACCATATCCATTTGGATCAGATACTTCAGTAGAAGGGCGGATGTCACGTATACCAACCTTAACTTCATAGTTAACAGATGTGCCATGGGAAATTGTATGGAATTTAATCAAATCCTTAGCAATACTTCCAATTTTCTGAGATGTAATCCATGGTGTTGCTGCTGTTGCATAATCTTGAAGGAATTCATAATTACTTAGTATAGCAAGTTCCATGGTAACTGCTCCTAGATTTGCAAATGCAGAAGAAGCTGTTTTGTTTTCATACTGAACATATACTGGATAATCAACTGACTTTGGAGATTGACCAAATACCTTGTTTATGTACTTGTTGTTTGATTCAACAATTGATGCTGAGATTGCAACGCCTTCTGCTACTAGGAATGATCCATCAAATCCAATTGCATCATTAGATGGTGCTGCGTATGAACCGGATAATTTAAGTGCAAATGAACCTGATCCTGCATCTTGTAGAACCGAGTCTTCAAACACATTAGTTGATGCATTATATGTAAGTGGTTGTGTTGGATGAAGCACGTGAGTTACTACCTCAACCTTGCTAGCTCCAGAACCTGACTTAGCAATAATTGCTAAAGCTCCATTAGCTAATTTATAGCCATTCTCATACAATAAACGGGTTACTGTGATTACATTTCCATTTGTAAGATAATCATTAACTACAAACGGTACATAAGAATCAGCGGTGTATGAACCAAATATAGATTCAAATTGACCAAATGATGTGATTTTTGTTGGGATAAGCGCTGGTCCTTTTACTGTTGGTCCTACGATTGCTGCTCCAATTTGGGCTACCCCTCCGGCTAAAAACGATTGATCTACTTCATTCGTAAATACACCGGGTGATACTACTCTTTCTGACATTTTATACTCCTTTAATTTTTAATAAATATGATTTGATTTATCCAAACCTTATTCTGCGGAGATAAATGTTCCTTCTTCAATATTAATTGAACCTTCGCCATAACGAGCCTTCAATGTGCCCATTAGTTCAGTTTCAGTAACTCGAAGTTTTTCGAATTGTTCTAGTTGCTTAATACGTTCAGCTGCTAGTTCCGTTAATTGAGAATTTAATGCATATTCTTCAATTACAATGCTTCCGAGCGTGTTTGCGTTTTTTGCAAACTCGGTACGTAACTCCTGGATTGAGTCTACGTGTTCTTGATCTAATTTTTTTGTCATAATAACTGTTTTGTTTATTGCTTATTATAATGAATTTATTTCAATAATCAAAGTATTGTTTAATTTAATTTGCAAACGGTGGTGGAAGTGTTACATCTACAGGTGTGATCTGTAAGGCAATTTGGTTTTCCAGATTTGCCTGCATTGTTGGAATATCCAATTTAGATTCTAGCCATCCTACTACTTGTATTTTGGTTAGATCGTTATAATCCGTAAAGTCTGCAGGAGTTGGTTCTCCAACGGCAGTTGCACCATATATTTCTGCAAAATAAGTTGTGTCGGTTGATCCTGAGGTCGGGATTATTTCAGTTGCATTGTATCTCCAATGTACTGTTTGAACTACATCGGTCATTACACCTTCATTAATTTTGCAATCCATTGCGGATATTATCCATTCAAATTCCATAGTTGTTTTTCTTTATTATAAATATTAAATTGTTTCAGATTGTTTGGTTATCCACTCCGTGTATTCTAGTGGCTCGGTATCGTACCATGTCCACCCATCTACTGGGTAAGTATAGGTGTCTTTTTCTTCCTTAAGTAAAGTGTATGTTGGAGCATAAACAAAGTTAGGAGCAAATTCCCATTCGTTTATCTCATTTAATTTGTAGAATCCTGCGGTATCTTCCATAATATTATCCTGTTATTGTCCATCCTTTAGATGTGATTATTAATCTGTTTGCTGCTGATAATCCTGCGGCACCGGTTGCACCCGTTATATTTACTGTCTTACTAGTAACATTTCCTTGGGCTGCCATGTCGTTAAACATTTGTATAAGTTGTGCGGTTGACATATTGGTATGTGTAACAATTATTTGAGGAGATGTACCTGTCCATTGTCCTGCTGATGTATTTAAAAATCTTATACTTTGGGTATTATTTTTAAATCCAGCATTTTGACTATATGCATAAAATGAACTTAATGGACAAGAAAATTCTATAGATTCTATGCCGGCGGGCGGACCAAATGACGCGTCTACAAGCGGTGTAGTACCTAATGAACCTATTTTATCAAAATTAATTAATGTTTTTATATTTGTACATGAAGAAAGCATGCTATTTAAAGATGTAATATTTGATAATTGAGCGGCATTAGGGAAGGTAACTGAATATAAACTAAAGCAGCTTGTAAACATATTTTGGAACCCTGTAGTTATAGCAGACGAAATTGTCGCAGGTAATACAATTTTTGTTAAATTAACACAATTTTGAAAAGTGGAAGAAAAATTTGTACAAGCCGTCATACTGGTTGGCATAGTAATTGACTCTAGTCTATGACATCCATTAAATGTGTTAGATATATTTGTAACCGCATTTAAACTTGCTGGAAGCGTTATTGACTTTAGTTGTCTACATCCACTAAATGTGCCTGACAAATTATTACATAAAGTCATACTTGTCGGTATGGGTACGGATTCTAATAAAATACACGATCCATACGTACCCGTCATAGTTGATATACTATTTTGAATACCAGGCTCCCAATATATTTTTTTTAATGAATTACACGAGGAAAATGTATTTTGTAATGAAGTTACTAAATAATTATTAGGAATAGTAATTTCTTTTAATGAATAACAACTCGAAAATGTTTGAGCTAAACTTACGCCGGAGGGGGAAACAGAATCGGGTAATCTGATACTAGTTAAATTAAGGCATCCTGAAAAAATATTAGATAAGTCGGTTAATAAGGGCATTGCTGATTGGAAAGTCGCGCTTTTTAAATTTGTGCATGCATTAAAAAAAGAATTTAAAGAATTTGCACGTAATCCACTTGGGAGTGTAGCAGTTTTTAAATTTGTGCATTGAGCAAAGAAACTACCTAAATTATAAAGTCCAGTACCAGTCATAGATGCTGGGAAGTAAACATTTTGTAAATTAAAACAAGATTGAAACACACTACTCCAAAGTAAAGAAGTTGGTGAATTAGTTAAAGGCATACTTGTAAATTTTACCCATTCTAAGGAGCCACAACTACTAAACATACTATTTGCGGTTGTTGCAGTATTAATAGAAGGTAATGTCATATTTTTTAAACTCGAGCAACCAAAAAACGTTAATGCAAAATTAGTACAACTATTTAATGTTGGAGGTAATGTGATTGATGATAAGAATGCACAAGATTGAAAAGCGGCGGACAAACTAGTTATACCTGTTGCATTTGTAGGAATTTTTATAGATCTTAACTGAAAGCAACTACTAAATGTACTAACTAATGAAGTTAAATTAGGCATAGAGGTAGGCATAATTACAACTGCTAATGAAGTGCACCCGAAAAATGTTTCCTGTAAGGTACCGGAATTTATTGTTGATGGTAGTTTTACGTATTCTAAATAATTAAATGCAGATATAGCTGATATGTTACCAGAAAAGAATAATCCTCCTAAATTTGTATTTTGAACTGTTCCATCTCCATAATAAGCTTCTAAAACGGGACATTGTACAAAAGAATTGTATGAATTACCTGGAAGTAATATAGTGCTTATTCTAGCTGTACCTATAGTAGATACACCTGTA